TCCCAGAATTGAACGTCATATAAGGAGCCTGGCCCTGGGTATAGATCTAAAGAAACGCCTCGAGAAGAATCACCCAGGCCATAGTTTGTTGTTGCACGAACAGCGATCTGAATTGGAACCTCTCCCTCAACTCTTATGTCAGGTTGAACCAGTCTAAACCGCTTGTTTACTGTCGATCCTGAATAGGCCGTGAAATTAGTGAGGAGGTAGGCGTAGATGTTTACGCCATTAAATCGATAGCCAGTGTCCATCTTGAACACCTTGCCATCGTCAGATCCGAATATAGAGATCTCTTGGGTTTGCTCATCGATAGAGGAAGCAATGCACTTCACCTTGTCAGGGAATTCTGTTTTAGTAACGCCGACCAGCTCTGGCCCAGCAAAGGTAAAATAGAGTCCATCCTTTTCGTTAAATAACCGATACTGATTCGATGTTCGATTAATCACGCTAAGAGGATTGGATGTAAAACCTTTAACCAGGGTAGTCACTTTTTGCGACAAAGAAGCGTAAGCAAAGTTACCAAACTGCTGAGCGGCTGAGAGACTCATTAATCCCTGCCTATCAAGGCCTAGAACCTGTCCACCAATCGACTCAAGGGTGTTTGCGTAAGAGCCAGCTTTGTTTAATTCATCAACCTGCCAATCAGCAGAGGAAGATCCGTAGAGGGTCTTGGTAGAGTCTTGGCATCCTACGATAAGCGCACTAGCGTGTTCTTGAAGATTAGTGATGGTATCGCCCACCGCTATTTCAACAGCGCCAGTGTTTGCTAGATATGAGAGTGGGTCGCCAATTGAAGAGCCGACTAAGGAAGATTCGACAGCAAGAAAAAGATGGTATCTGTATCCAATAACTAACCCAGGGTTATCTGTGCCTGCACCAGTAGTTATAGTCGTAAATGTTGTGCCATCGAATTGCGTGGCTTTATCAACACCATTAACAATAAACATTTTCTCTTGCGCGTCTTGCCCTTGGAAATTGTAATTACAAAACCGGAATTTACCGCCAGTACTCCAAGTCTTAGCACTGTTTATCTGAACCCAGCCAGTGCTTGTGGCTTTGTACATACGGGCGTTTGTGCCGTCTTCTCTCAATGCGTAGACGTTGCCCTTATAAATATGAACACCAACAACAGCTCCCGTTCCCGGGACTACTTGTGAGGGAGTGGACTGCCCATCGAATAATGTGTAACCAAAGATTCTTCGATAGCCGCCATTGGGAAGGCATTCGTAATTCGCAACATCAACCAGCTCGCCAGGCTGCATAGCCAAAGGTGGAGCTTCTTGATTAAGGCCGCCGACTGCTGGAAAGTAGTCTAAGTTTATAGGCATGAACTACTCCGCTAGGCCAAAGTTGCAGGCGCACTGAGCGCGGGTAATTGATCTCTATGAAGATCTGCAAGCATTGCCTCAAAGTAGCCAATGGCTTTTCTTTCTAGCTCAGGAGCCTCATCAAACAGGGCGTATGACCTGAGAGCCTGATAAACAATCAGTGCGTGATATCTATCGGGAAGACCAGGTATTGAAGTGTTATCAGTAAGGGATACTGGCTTTGAGTAATAGTGGTAGGTGACAGTCTTAGTCTCAGTAGGCTTGGCATTAAATAAAAGCACATTGTCTGGACGAACTGTAAACACAGCAGGATTGCCTGCCGATATAATACGATAATCGTCTGCAAAGTCATCGAAGCTAAGACGCTCCAGATAAGCTTGACCCAGTGATACTCGTTTGATGCTTTCCACTGTAGATGGGAGAGTTACTGTGTTGGTGTTTGCCACTAACGATCCAGTACCCTCCCCCCACATCCAATGCCAATTGGTGCGCATGGATTGTATTTTTAGCCACGCATCGTTAATCCAAAAAGTAATACGACCATAGTCACCAACCTGTCCCGCTGTACTGGCGGGGCCAGAGTCAGCAATTCCTGTTTCCTGAACTAATCTCTGGCAAAGTTGTAGGTAATTCATAGTCATCTCTACTCATAACGGGTTAAGCGCGGGTAATAACTTTAGCTTTCTACCCTGAATGGATAGGTTGGTATCTTTTTGCTTTGACCAGTCTTTGCATTAACCACAACTTGCTGCGCATCATTAAGAACTGCGACAACCTCAGGTGGCACGGCGACAGGCTCCCCTCGTCGAATTCTGTAAGACCTTCCGTTGACGCCAACAAACGCTGGCTGCGTGTCTTGCTCGTCTTCAGCTATAACAATAGTTACCCAGTCTTTCTTTCTGCCGAGGTCTTCATTTGGCTTGCCAGCTTCAGCAGCCGTAGGCTGAATCTCTACTGCGGCTTTAATCTTAGTTCTCAGCGTGTCTATGCTGACGTTTCCTCTAACCACAATCCCCAGTATCCGCGCCTGCTCTTGCAGCTCGTCCATGGAAAGGTTGTATAGGTTTGGTTCTGACATTTGTTACTCCTGCGGCCCAAGGGCGGCTAAATTTAGGTATAAAAAAAGAGGGCCGAAGCCCCCTTTCAAGTTACTGCTCTTGCTTCTACAAGGCTGTTGCTGCGCACTCTAGGCGAGCCATCCAAGCCTGGTTTGCAATGAAAGACTTGTGATAAGTCTTCCAGCCGACCATGCCCTTTTGACCCAGAGGATCGGACTTGTCGAGCTGACCAGGGTTGATGATGGACGGAGATATAGCCTCAGCACCTTTTAGTGCAACGTGACCGTAGGCATCCTTTGCGACATAGACAACAGGGTAAACATCAGCAGATGTACCGCCTGTTGAAACCATCGTGCCTTTAGCACCGCCAGCATTAGGTATTGAGCTAAGAACAGGAGTGAGGAGATAACGAACGTCCTCAACCTTGCCTATCTCGTAAGGTAGCGCCTGCATTGATCCGTACTTCTCAGTAGGCGTGAAACCAGCAAGCTCACGGATATCTGACTCGAGGTCAGTGTGAGCGAAGGCGATGTACGCAGGTGCGACAGCCTCTGTTCCATACTTAACTGAAGAAGAGATCATTGAAGTGATCTTCTTGCCACGCTCAGCCTTGATCTGACGAGTAATGCCGCGCTGCTTAACAAGAGTGATTGCAGTGTTTACCGCGTTACGCGCTGCGCCGTTGTTGTAGAACACGTTAGTGCCACCCTGGATAACTCCCCACATGAGAGTCTCAATGGTTTCACCAGCTTGCTCGCCACAAAGCATTGCAGCATCTTTCAATACGGGATCTTCAGCCAGATCAGCAACAACGTCAGTGATCTCAACTACGTTGCCGAATTGGCTTAGAGTGACTGTTACGTCCTCGTATGAAAGCGCCTGTGAAGTAGGCGTTGTACCTTCGGTTAAAGGCGTTGTTGCCACAGCAAGAGGAACAGGGCGACGGAACTTAATGACGTTCGCTTTGTTCTTTGGCATAGGCTTGGTCATGCCGAACTTCGACAGACATAGGATAGGCTCAGCGTGAGCCAGCATTTCTTTTGCCGCATAGGCAGTAGTGCGTTGCGACAGACCTGCGTAAGTAGTAATAGCCATTGGAAATTCTCCTTCCGAGTTATGATTGGCATCTTGATAAAAGTAAATTACCGATCACCTGCTCAGAGTGAGGAACCTGTTGGCTTTGCGGCGTTAGCGGCAATGCCTCGAGTACGTCAATCTTTGTTTGGTGTCGTTAGTGGCAGCTCTGCCCTGCTAGCGAGTAGCGAAGAAATCAAATGCGGCCTCGAAGTCATCTTCGGGCGGCAAATTACTCTTCGATCTTCCTCCGCGTGAGGGAACGGTCTGCCCTTGCCGAAGCTGCTTCTCTCGTCGCTGCTTCAGCTCTGAAGTCGCCTGTTGACCAGGTGAGACATCATTCTTGTAAGCTCGCAGAAGATAGGCTGCATCGCCTGCCTGCTCGCTCTGAATCATTTCTTGAATCGGTCCTGGCTGAGTTGCAACCCAGCTTTTGAACTCTTCCGATCCAGCTACTTCTCGATAATCTGGATGCTCGTTCTCAAGCATTCCAAACTGTTGATCGATGAAGGATTGGCGCGCCTGTTCTTGTATGGGCTGCAGTTCGCCCCGCACCCTGTCTAGCTCAGCCCTGTGTTCGTTGGCCTGCTTCTCAAACAGAGACTTCACCCCTTCTGCAATATCAGGGTAATCCTCAGCAACCAGCTTCCAGCTATTGTCTCCAGCCGAAGGTGACGCAGTAGAGCTTTGTTGCAGCTTATCAATCGTTTGCTGCTGCTCTTTGAGTTGTCTCTGGTAAGCGTTCTGCCTACCTAGATCTGAGTTGTACCTGTGCTGCCATTGCTGAAGTTCGCCTTGTGCGGCACTCAGCTGCTCTTCGATTGATAGTGCTGGCTCCTCAGTCTCCTTAGACTCTTCCTCTAGTAAGAGGGCTTGCCCTTCTTCTTCTTGCCCATCGTCATCTGCCTCATCAGTTAAAGTTTCAATAGTGTCTTCGGATGAAGTGCTTTCACCCTCCGCAAGCTCATCGAAAGCGTCGTTAAAGGATTGCTCTTCATTTTCTTCAGACATAAAAACCCCAAGCGGCTCTTAACGAGCGGCCAATTAGTAATTCAAGGAATGGTGTTATGCAGGTTCGCTTTGGCGTCCCAGTGTTTCGAGTTTCTCTAAGAGGGCCAACGCCCCGCGCTGTCTCTCAGAATCGCGATCCGCTATTAGGTAATCAATCGCGTCATCTTTCTCTTGCTCAATAAACTTTTCTACGGCCTTCCAGGTCAGTGAATGCGCATCAATACTCATTAGAATGTGTCAAAGCTGTTGGCGATGTTCTGAGCCTTCAGCTGAGCCTCTGTGAGCTTCACGTTCGTTTGGGCTGCTGCCTTATCCCTTTCAGTCTTATTGCGCTCCTGGGCAGTTGCGTAGCCTGTCTGGCGCGTTCTCTCACTGATCTGGTACTTACTTGTAAGATGCGACATATCCATTCGCTCTTTCTGCGCCATCTTGTCGCGTTCTAGCTGGTGGTCGAGCGCCATCTCTTGGCCTGACTGCTGTAGGACGGCTGCCTTATACTGCGCATCCAGCTGTATCTTCTGCTGCTCTATCTGCAATCTAGCCTGGGCTAACTCAGCCTCTAGCTGTAGCTTCTGCATGGCAGGGTCAGGCATACCCTGGGCCGCTGCTTCTTGGGCCATGGCTTCTCTTTCGGCAATCTCAGTTTCACTGATAGTGATCTGGTCGTAAGGAAGCTCAAGGGACTTGGCAATTTCTCTGTCCAACTCAGCCCAGTCTCTTCTTTTAAAGTATTCAGGGTTTTGCATAGAGATGTTTGAGTAGATCATGAGGTTCTCTTGCTGCTTCTCACGAACCAGTAGAGCGCCAGAGCCACGAGCCTCAACGCTAAAATCACCCTTCACTTCCGCTCGCTCACTGAATTGCATATTCCAGTCATAGAAGCGCGTGATTAGAGGGCGGGTTATATCGTCGTCCCAGTTCTTAACCGCTTTGCGTAGAACAATGTTTGAGCTGTTCATCAGCATTGCCATGCCAGAGCTTGTCTTGGTCATGTT